TGGATTAGGATTGCTTGCTCCAAAGTTACGGAAGTATACAACCTTCTGCCCAATAATCTGAAGGAATCCGTCATGAAGTCTACGAACACGAATTGTTGTTGCAGGGATGTGTCCGATATAGCCAATCTCTCCTTCAACATTTCTTCCTACTTCAATAAAACCATTTCCAGTTGCCTGAACATCTGTAAAAACTTTTTCCATAATCTTTGTGAATGAGTCATCGTCATTGAGGCTTTCTAGCCAGTCACGGAGCTCAATCTTCATGCGCTCTACACGCTTACGAGCACGCTTTACCTTTTCTTCATCTTCGCTCATTTCAAAACGAAGAGAAGTACTGTCTGTCATATCAAATCTATATCCAAGTCCAACAATGTTTTCTACCTTGGCATCAATGGCTGCATGGTTTGCAAATGATGTATCATAAAAGTTTGCCAACTCATACATATTGTATGGTGGTGTAATAACATCAAATAAACCATAACCATTGCGATATACAGTTCCAGGATTAATTTGCTTAGATCCAGAATCCTGTCCTGATGGCATTGCATTTGCTGAATCTAGATACGCATCATCACCAATTGCTTTGTTAACAACCCTTGAGACTCTTCTCTTAAAATTTTGATCTAGTCCAGAGTATTCCTTAAGCATGTCCCAAGACTTAATAAAAGGGTCTTGATCTTTAAATGGATTGTCTTGCTCTTCTTGAGTATTTAGACTTGCACCAATATATCTTTTTTCTTCACTCATCTAAAGCACCCCTACCAAATTTGTCAACTGTTTGCTGTGCAGCATGCCAAGCACCTAGATCGTTCATTGATGGGATTAGTCCTTGCTTGAGTCTATCCATCTGCTCTGAGTGTTCTTCATCTGTAATTCTTGTAAGCCCCGCAACAAACACGGCTTCACCATCTCCTGCATCTCCAAAATGTTTTGCTGCATTTTTTAGTTCTGCAATCTTGGAAATATCACCACGCATTGACTCAATATTGAGTACATTGCCTTCTCCGTCTGTAAACCATTTGCCAGTTGCTTTCTTGTATACGTACAGACCCCAGTCATATTGCTTTTCAATGACCTTTCTTCGGACATTACTTACAATAGGCTTACCAGTTTTTTGACTAATTAATGGATTCATAACCTTTAGTATACCATATTAGACTGCAGTGACAACAGAACTTGACCACTCAACAGCATCATAGATCTTAAGTTTATCAGAGTCTAGGATCATGCCTTCTCCATCATCTACGATAATCTTATTAGTTCCAATATAGGTTTTATAGATTTCTGAAGGGTTTACACCATAGGTTGAGGATGTTGATACTACTAGCATGCCGTTCCACGAGTAGTTAGTCTTCCAGTGCTGCCAGTCAAAGTTGGTTCCGTCTTCTGTCTTAACATTTGCCCAAGGTCTTGTAATAACGCTCTGAATTTGCTGCAAGTCTGTTGCTTGGTAATAAGAAATGTTGTTAAATACCCCTGGGCCATTTACATTTATTGACCCCAAGAATGAGTCAAAGATTAGAGGAGACCCAAAGGATATACCTATGACGGTCCACTCTTTAATTGTTAGAACTGGCTCTCTGACAATGTATCCGTTAATATAATAAGATAACCCATTGACCTCTTCTCCAGTTGAGTCGTTAACTGCGTATATTTTTGCTCTACTACCAGAAGCATTAACTGCTTTTGTATAAAACTTTATTGTTTCATTCTTGTGTCTTATTTCAAACAACTGTACTGGAGAACTTGAAAAAAGAGAGTTGTCATTTCTGTACCAAGCCTGGAAAGCACTAATGCGATAATTGTTTGCAAGCGTTGTGTTTACTGGTAAGGCTACTCCACGATCTATAGAAGAAATAAAATCTCCACGAACTTCAATGCCTGAATTTTTTGTCATATAGAGGTATGGAGTACTTCCCTTGTAAATGCTAAAAGGATTTTTAGACTTATAGTCATAATAGATTCCCGACCTCTTATATGGGAATAAGTCGTTTCCAAATTTTGTACCAATAGGATTAAAAGAGTTATCGTTTAAAACTTGAGAAGCAAGAGAAAGATTTCTTAGGGTCAATGGTTTAGTTAATATTCCACGAATATTAAACTCAAGACGATACACAACTGCTAACTCATTAAAGTCTACAGTCTTGCTTGGATAAATAAGTGTATTGTTTACAACTTCAAATCTTGTAGTTGCCCATTGCGGATGATTATCCATATCTAATATTTTTGTTTGTAGTGGTCTATCTACTGTTAAAAAGTTTGCAACTGGAGAGTTTGCTCCTTCGGCAACATACTGAAATGTTATATAACTTCTAACCTCTGAATTATCTGTATTATATATATAAGCACTTACAGATTGCTCAGACATATCTAAATAGTCTTCCCAGCCAGTTTCAGTTGCATCTGCTAGATCAGTATAAGTTCTTTGAGATGGAGAAGCATATTGATTATACAAGTCAAGATAAGAAAAAGACTCAACGCCAATATCTGCTTGGGTAACTGTAGATGGTTCTGGATAGTCAACATTAAATTGAATAAAATCTAGATCATAATACTCATTGCCAACGTCATTTTTTACATACTGAGCAAAGTATGAAAGGGGCATATAGTCTTCCCAATACCCAGAAATTCCAATGTCTAAAAAGAAAGTATTGTAGGCTTCATTTGCTAAAAGAGTATAACTTGCAGTGTGAGCAATTAGTTCATCTCCAGAAGTAAGAATTGCGGTACCATTGTCTAGAAAGTGATCTGTTAACTGAGCCTTATTAGATGTTGTGCATAGTCCAACTGTATAAATGTATCCAGAGAAAGTTTTAGTTCCCGTTTTATCTCCACCAATGTATAGAGTAAGGCCTTTTCTGCTTCCAAAAAATGTTGAAACATTTCCGCCAAAGGTATTAATAAGTTTGTCTATATCTATTCCAACTGCTCTTTTTGTATTAAGAACAAGTGCATCTGTTGTATATAGAAGTTCTTGATCGTTGTTATAGGTTAGATAATATTTAACTAATAGGCCCTCTTTGATTACACTAAGTTTATTTCCTGTAAGTGTGTCTTGAATATCAATAAGTATCTGTTGATCGGCATCATCATCTGTTGCCTGGATTACAGAATATATGGCGTGTACTTCATCGTTCAATATGTCTAGACTAGAGAAGTTGATATATCCATCAATAGCGCTCCAGTCTTCATTTGGCTTCAAACACATAAACTTTGCATTTCCAACCTGAATTGCCTGATTGTCATTATAAAATTCTTGCAATGTTTTGGTCTCAAGAAATATGTCTGGCAAGGCATATGTTGGTGTTTGTAGGGATGTTGCTGTTGTAACAAGATTATCAAACGTTCCCTGTTGCCACTTAGCAAAGTTTGGGTATGAATAATTTGCTGTGTAATCTGCAAAAGAGTAATCAATAAATGCAGATGTTCCTCCATAGGCTGAGTTAATTCCTTCTGGTGATTCAACGCCTTGACCATAAACCCATCTACGCTTAGCAACTGTAACTGGGACCTGATATGGATAAATTGCTACACAGTCAATCTCTATTTCTGGAACATCTGTATAAGCATAAAAGCCAAGCCAGTCTTGAGAATCTTGGTTTGCCTCATTTAGTGTTGCGGGTAAAGATATTGACTCTGTGTCAAAAGACAGTGATAGAACTTCTTCTCCGTTAACAAGTAAACTTGCAGCATTTTTAATAATTCTAATATTTATTAACATTGGTCGATACCATTCGCCAACAAAGTGTGATCTAAATGCATTTCCAATTTTTAATGTTATAAATCCAGACTCAACATACAAACCATCTGAAGATGCAATTGGTCCAAATATCTTTCTTGGCTGTATTGCATCTGAGTTTATTCTTGCCCAGAACTCAACGGTGTACTCATTGTATCTACCAAGTTCATTTAAGAATCCTTGGCCTGGAATAATTAAAGAAGGGTTTTCTCCATTTGGAGTAATCTTTGTAAGTCCTGATGCGCCATAAACCAAAGGTATGCTTGTATTTCTTGCAAACAAGGATGTTGCTGATGCCAAATAGTATCCGCTAACATCTGTTAATCCGTATGGTAGTGCTTCAACTGCATAGTCTTGGGTTATAGCAATGTCTGTAGGAAATGAAGAAACGGAAGTTCCAAGAGAGGTAGCATGAAATTCTTCTGCCCACTGCCCAGCACTAATACCATTAATATAAAATTCATAATCTGAAGTAGATGCTCCACCAACAGCGGTAGCAATTTTAATTACAATCCTAAAGGTTGCAACCTTGTCTGGTATTGTAAATGTAGAAGATATAAAAGACCATCTATTGTATATTGGATCAGTAAAGGTTTCTAACTGCTGAACAACTGAAGATGTTGATGGATCTGTATACTCGTAGCCAATAGATATAGAATTAGCATAAATACTGTTTGAATAAAAATAAGATCCAACAGAGAAAGTTCCAAGGGAAGAATTCATACTAGAAAAATTGCTAAGGTTTGGACTAATAAGAGTAATATTTCCTGGGGATCCAGATGGAACAGTTCCTAGGATACTAGTTGAAAGGCTATCCTCAAATGGTGGATTTACTGCACCACTTCCAGGATCTGTATTTCTAGTTGCACCAGTTACAGTCCAAAGAGATTCAATATTTCTTTGAGCCTCTGTAATCAAACTTACATAGTCAGCCTTATCG